TAGCATAACTTGCAGTAGAATCAGATATAGAGCCAGCAATGTGTATCCCTTTAATGTACGTCTTCTTACTACCAGAAATAACTGGAGAACCACAAAGTCCCGCACCATTTGGCGCAGTGTATTGAAATCCATCTGCATTCCTAATCCACACTCGTGAAATAGGGTTCCAAACTTTGGTAGTTATAACAGTCGTGGTATGCGAAGTACAATCAACCTTTACTAATTTACCATTTTTATCTTTATGGTAACGAACTCCAGAGGGAGGTTCAAGGTGGTTAAAATCAGGAAATAAATTGGTAATGTCAGAGAAAGTATTACTAGCAAAATTAAGAATTGCTAAATCTTTATCTCCAACTTGTACACACATTTCTTTTGAGAGGACCAAAGAAAATTTTCTATTACCAACAAAGGGATTATCATATCTGATCGCTGTCACTGGTCGTTCCAAATCTCCAACATAGTGTAGGGGTATAAGCATCTGCCCACTTCTAAGCATGAGACCCATGCAATTTTCTTTCCCATCATCGAGTATTAAAAGGTTATGCTTAATAGGATACGATTTCATCTTTAGAACGTAAGGAAGGCTCAAATTGTTCTTTGTTCATAGTTGTCCAATCTCTAATATACGATTCTGACGGACCACTTTGAGCTTCAGTATTAGGTAGACACATCTCAGAAATCATTGCTCGATAAGGCTCGATAAGTTTGCGAGCTATCACTATTTTCTTCTGCACTGAACAAATGTAATCATCTACACTATAAATGTAAGTATAATAGAAGCGATTTAAATAGAACAGAGCAAAAGTAAGAAGTCCCACTAATAGTGCGAAAGAGTAAGTGTTATTTGGATACTTGTCTGGAAAGTCGGGTACATCAAGAGTAGGAAACTCAAAGCGTGGTGGTCTTGGAGGAGCTTCACTAAGTACACACACTGGACGCACATACTGTTGATAATCTCCCATCGAATAGAGAGATAAAGACTGCGCCCAAGTGCTAGGACCTGGATCTGGAACTATAACCAATGATTTCTCACTTTGTTGTATCGTGCCAATAAAACCATACCATAAAATTTTGTAATTAAAATTAAGAATAGAAAGTATTACTAATAATATATAAGCACTAATAAGTAAGGAACGTAAGAAAGAGTTAGCTAAGATTGCAAAACCACCATATCTTTTGTCAATTTTGGGCATATGTACTCGAGACGCCATATTAAAAGAAAAGACAGTTGACAAGAAACCAAAGAATAATCCACTAATACCGAAATGAACGGAGACAAATAATTGATATAAGACAGAAACTAAGTCATCAATCACTGCTAAGACCCCTGTCTTAACAATACGATCAGTTTCTATCGCATATATCACGGTTTTAGTATCAACTCGCTCATATGTGTCGTCAGGAAGTAGCGTCAAAACGTGTAATAATTTAGAAGAAGCTAATACATCCATACAGAGTAAGAAAAGGTACTGAATACGCTTGTATAGTTTATGACGATTAATCTCAAAACCAAAGATAGATCCAAATCCATGATCTAAATCTCTAATTTCATCATCAATTTTACCCTCTATAGTATTATCAATTAAAGTACACAGCTTTGTAGATAACCATGTCTTTTGTTTTGATAAGAGACCAGCTTGACTAACAGTATCTTTGATACAAGCGCAATAGTGTTGTGAATTGCAACATCCATAACAAAACTCACGTTCATAGTTTGTAGTATTGGTATCATTGACAAACTTGAGTTGTCGATCACGATAAGCAGACGCATAATGGCCTAAAAATTCAAGATATAGAAGGACACTAATATCTTTAAGCTCAATTACTCGCCCATCTGGAAATTCGTATGTCATCACTTCCATCATCCATGGTGTATCACTCGCACAGTCGTTGATAATAAAATCACTTCTATACTTGATAGTAGCAGGTTGCATCATAACTACTGTATAAACAGTTATAGACCAAATATCAGTTATGGGCGTAGAACCATCAAGACATGGAAAAGTATCTTGAACTGCTTTTTGATCTAATGTACCAGCTTTATTCTTGAACTCAGGTAAAAGAGATAGTGTCACATGTATGTTACAACGCAGTACTAAACTAGAAGTCATAATTGAATATTTACCAGCATTGAAGTCAGATATATTTGTAGTTATACCAAGAGCAGTGAGGACCGGACAGATCTTACCTTTGCGATCGGCAGCAGCTTGATCAATAGGAGTGGAAATGTTATTTTTGAGGCGGAGAAACAGATCTAGGGGACTACGTTCTGCAAAGTCGGGATGTACATTTGCAACGTCATCTAGCACTAAGTATTTCGTATCATTAGAAACATGTTCAAGAAACTTCTCATCACCACGGGCACAAATAGTATCAGGTTTTTCATTGTGTATCTTAGCCAAATGTGTCATACTATAAGTCATAAGAGCGGACTTACCGATCTGACTGGCACCAAAAATACTAAAAGCGAAACAAGCTGGAACTAGTTTGCCGCTATAACTCTTGGCTTGGTATGTACTACGAATAGTCGTCAAAGAATATAACATTGATGTAAGACTCTTAAGTATAATAGGACTTCTCATACGTTGTATGAGAATCTTTAACTCAGCTAATAAAACATCGGCTTCTTGGACTCCTTTATCATAATCAAACGATGCACCGGGAGAATTAATATGATCGATATACTTAGATTGTACCACTGCGTAAGATTTTGTAAAATCCAACACTTTAGAATCAGAGATGGAAAATCCAGTAAGATTACGCTCAGATGCTAAAACTCGAGACCCCTCAGATATATATTGAGATCCAGCAATAATGGCTTGTAATAAATCTAAACCATCAATGCGTTTCGCGCACTCAACATGTAGAAGTTTCAAATCACCAAGACTAAGATCTATATCTGTATTAAAAGGTAGTAGAATAAACGATAAAAGCTCATACATCCTACTTTTACGTAGATTATCACGTACACCTTCAACATGGATGGCAGCACTCTTAACATCACTAGAACCAAAGAGTAGCGGAAGAACTATACTAGATAATTTTCCCATTACACTTTCATTCACTGAAAAGCCATAGATTGCACCTAAGCCAAGAATAAGTCTAGTCCAATAGTCCTTAGAAGAGAATGACATTGCAGCATATAGTAAAGCCTCGGCTTTGGTAGTTAGATCTTTAGAGTTCTCTTTGCCAATTTCCATAATCAATTTGAGACTTTGTTTAACTAAAGAGTCTAGTTTCTCATTATTTTCATTATCAGAAACTGTAGAAGTGGTATCAGTTGATGCATTGGATTCAGCATCAGATTGATTCACAATTTGATTATAAGTACTAATTGTATTAAAAGGAAGGGAGGCGGGTTCTAAACTACCAGACTGGGGCAAAAGAACATCAGGTCTAGATCGTAGAACAAGAAAATCATATTCCAAGATCGGGATTGATTTGGACGATATATACATTAGTTCCTCGAAGACAAAAACTGAGAACACTAAGTATTTTTTATTCGGAGCTTCTAAAACCAATACCATGCTCTCGGCAGAGTTTGGGGGTCGATCAAAGAGCTCATAATTGGGTATATCCAAGAAATTAGATACCTGGGGAAGTGATTCTAAATAAGCATATACTGCCAAGTCAGTTGGAAGTATATAATCCCAAATATCATAATTTTCACTAGCTTCATCATTAACATAATCTAATATTTGTTCGCCAGTAATCGTGCGAAAATACCGTAAATTTAGAGCGCCTCGTTGGAGACGGCGCTCGCTTAATTCTAAACAAACCTTTCGCTGATGAGGTTGTAAGAATTGGGAGAGAATAAAGAAAAACACATGATTTATATCTGTACAATCGACTGTAGATATACTATCAAAGCGTCTTTCAAACCATAAAACATTTAAGAAAGAGCGAATATTTGGATTAACTAATGTATAGTTAACCATTTGCGTGTACCAATCAGACGGATTCTGATTGTTTCGAATACACTGGAGCAGGTTGGGAGCTACACTAGCTCCCATCGTTGTTGTCATGTAAATAGAGTACTCTTCCTGTATGGAGGAAGAATGATCGTTGATTGTTTGCATATTTTAG